CAAACGATATTAGATTAATACAGCTTAATAATTACATTCGACCAAAGGTTGAAGAAACACAATCTAAAGAATGGGTTTTAAACGGTAAAAATAACGCATTTTACAGATACTTAATTGACAGATATAATGGTAGTGTTACTAATTCCGCTATTATTAATTCGTATGTAGATATGATTTACGGGCAAGGTATCGGAGTTAAAAACGCATTTACAAGCACTAATGATTATATTAGATTTAAAACAATTCTAAAGGATGAAGATTTAAAACGTATTGTTTCAGACTTTGTAATATTCAATGAGTTTTCAGCGCAAGTAATAAGAAACAAAAAAGGCGATGATTTAGCTACTATTAAACATTTACCTAAAGAAAGAGTTGCACCACATAAAGAGAATGAAGAAGAAGAAATTGACACTTATTTTTATTCACGTGATTGGAGTAATACAACTAAATTTAAACCTATTCCTTTTGCAAGTTTTGGAACTTCTAAAGATGATATTGAAATTTATAATGGTGCGCCTTACAAAGCAGGTAAAACATATTTCAGTGACCCTGATTATCTAAGCGGTTTACCTTATTGCGAAATGGAGGAGGAAATTTCTAACTATTATATTTCGCACATTAAAAACGGTTTGTCTTTTGGTTACATCATTAATATTCCTGACGGAAACTCTTTGTCAGAAGATGAAAAAGACGATTTAGAACGTAAGATAAAACAAAAGCTAACAGGAAGTTCAAACGCTGGTAAATTTGTGCTATCATTCAACGGTAGAGATGCAGAAATTACAGTAACACCTTTAACGGTTAATGATGCTCATAAACAATGGGAATATTTAACAAGCGAAAGCAGACAACAGATAATGACTTCTCATAGAGTTGTATCTCCTATTCTTTTTGGTATTAAAGATAACACAGGTTTTGGAAATAATGCAGATGAATTAGATACAGCTAGAGAGCAGTTAATTAAATTTGTTATCGCACCAAAACAACAATTTATTTTAAACGGTATTGAAGAAATATTACGTTTTTACGGAATTAATTTACAGTTGTTTTTTAAACCTTTAAAAGAAGTAACAGTAACGCTTTCAGAAGAAAAAAAAAAGACTGATTTAGATTTATTCCTCGAAATGGGAATGGATGCAGAAATTGATGGTTATGAATTAGAAAGTGTTGCACCAGTTGATTATGACGAAGAAGAAACATTAACGCTTTCAACAAGTACAGGAACTGCAACACCATTAAATAAATCAATTTACGATACAGAGTTTTATTTAACACGTTACCGTTATGCAGGAAATCCAACACCAGAAAGAGAGTTTTGTCGTAAGATGATTTCAGCAGCAAAAATATACAGAAGGGAAGATATTGAAGCAATGGGCGATAAAGTTGTAAACGCAGGTTTTGGAATGCACCCTTTCCCAAACAATCCTTATTCTATTTGGAAATATAAGGGCGGAGGTTTGTTAAGTTCGAGTTATACAGCAGGAACTTGCAAACATTATTGGGAAAAATTAAAATACAGAGTTAAAGACGTTAACATTGACCCAAGAAATCCTATTGCAATAGATGATGCAACAAAAGACAGAGCAAACGGTATAGCAGGAATAGCACCACATTCAATTTAATATTATGGCAGAGTTTTTATTTATAACACCCGAAGAAATAGCATCAACAACCGTAATGGGTGGAAATGTTGATGTAGATAAGTATCTTTTTTCTATTGCAAACACGCAATTAACAATTATTGAGCCTTTATTGGGAAGTGAATTGTATAATAAGATTTACGAAGATGCAGAAGCTGATACTTTAACAGGTTTGTACTTGACTTTATACGATAACTATGTAAAACCAATAACAAAGTATAAATCTACTGCTGAATACATTGAAATTGGTCAATATATGGTCAATAATGGTGGTATTTATAAGCATACAGGCGAAAATATCGAAGTAGTTTCTAGGGAGGAGGTTCTTTCTTTATCAAATAAATACAATGCGCTTTCTCAAATGTACATTTTACGCTTTAACAAATGGATTTGTAATAATAATTTAGTTGAATATAAAACAATTCAAGACGAAGTTAATGCAAATAGAAACGTAAAAGTAACAGCAGGTTGGAAGTTGAACGATGCAAGTTGTGGTTATTACTGTAATAACGATTTTTTACTATGAGTTGTATCTCTGTAAATAGTAATTATTTAAGAAAATGCAAAGATAGTCAAGGTGGTTTGTCTAATATTTGGTTATTTCCTTACGTGAAATATTCAAGAAGTCAGATTATAACAACAAATAATGTATTAGATACATTTCCTGCAACAACTATTTATCCATTTTATTCGGTAGCAAATCCAAGCGCAACTGATACAATGGAAGCAGATGCAGGAGGTAAGTATCACGACCAAAAAATAACTCTTACGTTGCAAGGTTCAGAAGGTGGTTTTGAATTAACAAAATTACAAGCTAAAGACTATCGTGTTATATTTTTAGACAGAAACGGTAAATATAGAATATTTGGTTTATACAATGGTTTGGAAGCAGGTTCTTTAGCTTATGCAACAGGAAGTTCACGTTCAGATTTAAACGGTTTTAAAATAGACTTTTCAGGTAAAGAAGAAAACGAGGCGTATTTTATAACAAATTTAGCGGATGCAGGATTTACAGAAGAGGCTTTCTTTAGAATTACACAAGACGGTTTATTTAGAATAACAGAAGATAATCAATTTAGAATTATACAATAATGGCAAATGTAAAAATTACGGAGTTAACAGATATTGGAACTCCTGCAAGTGATGATGTATTAGAAATTGTTGATATATCGACAAACACAAGTAAAAAAGTTCAAGTTTCTGCTTTGGGTGGTGGTGCAACTCCAACACTACAAGAAGTAACAACTGAGGGAAACGAAACAACTGATAATATTATAGTAAGAGATGGGGATTGGACTTTAAATGTAGGTTTTGATGTTTATGGAGAGCCTAGAGTAACTATGGTTCACGATGTTTACGGGGAAAAAGGGATTTATGTTCCGCAAGGATTGCAACTTAATTCAATTGTTGAGCCAACAGTATCTTCACAAATTGAAATTCTTGCAGAAAGAACTAATTATATTGGTATTAAAGCTCAAAATGAGGATTTAATAAACGCAGGAAACAACCTTTCAACTACTCTAACATTTCCATTAACTTCTAGTATAGACCAAATAACTGTATCAAGAGATTTTGTTTTTCCTGATAAGCCTGAAGGTACTTATACTTTAGCTACTACTGACGATGTTGGCGGTTCTCAAACACTAGCACAAACTTTAGTAAATGGAAATACAACTGAAGGCACAAACATTAGTATTTCAGATGGCGATGCTGTAGTTTTAGATAACACTTCTAAATTAAAAAAAGGAACTACAAACGCTGGACTAGGTGGTAATAATGGTATTGCTTTTAAATGTTCATTAGACTATGAGCTTAAATGGGAAGCAGGTAGGCTTTACATAATGGAACAAGACGGATTTACTATTCGTGAAAGTAGATATAATTTTGGTAATTCTCCATCAGTAACTGATGATGATACTAAAGGTTATGTTGTAGGTAGTAGATGGGTTAGAGATGACGGTAGAACTTTTCAGTGTACAGATGCTACAACAGGAAGTGCTGTTTGGATTGATTTTTATGACTCCGCAACTGATTTAGCATATACTCCAAGTCCAACAAACGGAATTGTAACAAGTTCAACAGGAACGGATGCAACATTAACTTTAGCCGATGGCACAAACGCAGGATTATTACAACCTGCTGACTTCACTCAATTATCAACTTTAGCAACTGATTTAGGTAACAAGGTTACAAAAAACACAGCAATAACAGGGGCAACAAAAACCAAAATTACTTATGATGCAAAAGGTTTGGTTACTGCAGGTGCTGATGCTACGAAGTCAGATGTGGGTTTAGGAAATGTTGATAATACAAGTGATGCAAATAAACCTATTTCAACTGCAACACAAACAGCTTTAGATTTACGAACTAGAGAAATATTACAAGATTTTACTGCATATACAACAACAGGTGTATTAACCGAGCAAATCATATCTAACCAAGCAATAACCGCTAGTGATATGAAGATTAATAGTTGGTTGAATTTAATTGCTACACTTGACCGAACAGGAACAACCAACGCAACCGTTTCAATTTACTTAAACACAACTTCAAATTCTTTGTCAGGTGCTGTTAAAATAGCTACTGCATCAATGACAAGTACGCAAAGTTTACCTTGTTTTAAACGTGATTATTCAATCAATGCTTCAAGTGTTTTAAGAGGTCTTTTGGCTACTGTTAGTTCACCTACTGATGAAATTTCAGCTAGCACAACTACTACACAATTAACAACAACATTAACTTTAGGAAGTGCTTATTATTTAATTACAACGGTAACTTTAAATGGAATAACAGATACAGTTACACAACGTGCAATCAATTTAAAATCTAGCAAATAATGGAATTTTATACAATTTTAGACGAAAACAATTTTGAGTTATTTGGGGTAAATTTAGAACAAGCACCAAATGAAAATTATACAACGGTTTTAAGAACAGAATTTTTTGTAAAACCTAAATTCAATGGGGTTTGGATTGAGGGTGCAACGCAAGAAGAAATTAATCAATACAACCTACAAAATGAACTTTAATCAAATAGGTAACATTGCTCACGTTTTTATCGGGTTTATTTTAGGGTATTGCATCCTTAATTTAACCGATGTTTATACTCTTAATCAATACGGTTGGTTTTTAGGCTTTATGTTTAGCACGTTGGCTTTAATATTTATAGGCAGTGCTTGGGAGTTATTCCAAAATAGCTTGTTTAAAATTCAAGGAAATATAAACGATGTTGTTTACACTGCTATCGGTGGTGCAATAGGTGGCGTTTTAGCGAGTTTCTACAAAGACTTAACACTTATTACCACTTACGGAATTATCGTGTCTATTTTAGCAGTATTAGGATATGTTTTTTTAATGAACAAAAACAAAGAAGTTCCTACTAAAGTTGTTTATATGCCTGTTGGATATGAGTATGTAAATCAAAATGAATTTGAACTTGTAAGATTGATTAACGAATACCGTAAATCTATTCGTGTTTGCGAGTTAAAAGTAGAACGATTGGCTTGTGTCATTGCAGAACAACACGTTGATTTTATGACCGAAGCAAACAATGCTAGTCATTACAATTATAATAAAAGATTTGAGCAAAGCAAGGCTGATTTCTGTGGCGAGATAATACAACAATGTCCTAAAAACTCTGCGCAATATGTATTCCAAGCGTATATGGAAAGTCCAACGCACAAAAAAAGTATGAGCAATCCTGTTTACGAATGGATTGGAGTTAGTTATAAAGAGAATTTTACAATGTGTTTTTTCACAAAATATAATAAATAAATATGAATTTTTTAGCAGATAATTGGTTGACATTAATGGGGTTTTTATCAGCTCCAATAATGTATTTTTTAGGAGGTAGACAAGAAAAAAATCAACAACTACAAAAAGGCGATGTTGAAATTGAAACAGCAGAAATTGATTACGCTGTTAAAGTTCGTGAGTTGTACGAAAGTTTATTAGAACAGGCGAACAAAGATAAAGAGGCTTTAAAAGTTGATAAAGATGCTATCATATTAGAGTTTAAAAGCGAAAGAGAATATTTAAGAACACAAATTGACGAGTTAAGAAAACAAGCAACAAGTATGCAGGAGCAGTTTAATTCTATTCAACTTGCTTATGCTCGTGAAGTTGAGCAATCTCAAAATTGGGAAAAGTTACACAGAGAATTATTAGAGAAATATAATAGTTTAGAGGCTCTTTACGAAAAGTTAAAAGAGGATTTTGATAAACATAAAAAAGCAGCGAAATGAAATTAAATCAAAAAGGCTACGATATTATAAAAAGTTTTGAGGGGTTAAGTTTAAAACCTTATAAGTGTCAGGCTGGAATTGCGACAATAGGTTAC